AGTAATTTCCCTGAATTTACTTCACCATTTTGGAATATGAGAAGAAATCCTCATGATGATACATCTAAAAAAGTAGATGTTATCTTATCAGGTCAAGAAACTTTTGGTTCAGCCGAAAGAGAGACTGATAAAGATGTTATGAGAGAAAGATTTAATACTATTATGGATGGTGCTTACAAAGCAAAATTATTTGAATTATTTGGGGAAGAGAGAACTATGTTAGAATTAGAAGAATATTTAGATTTAGAATTCATCCCTCGTGTGGGTTGTGGAATTGGGCTAACTCGTTTAATTCGTAGTTTAGATAATGAAAATTTAATTTAAAATTGATTTAAAACATATTTTATAAATTTAATTAAAATATGCTTTATTATTTTTATATGATTTATTGTGAGAATTTCTTTGAAGAAGATGGTTGTAAATCAATATATATAGGACATACTGAAGATATTAGAAAAAGAATGAATAATCATAAAAGTGAAATAAATTGTCCGCATCGTAATGAATATTACACTCTCAAATATAAGGTAATTAGAAATAATGGTGGATGGGATAATTGGAATATGATTAAAATTCATAGTCAAGAATGTGAAAATAGAAAAGAAGCAGAGAAAGTTGAAGATAAATTTATTTTAATGTTTGATAGTGATTTAAATGAAGTTAGAGCATCATTAACGAGAGAAGAGAAATTACAACAAAAAAAAGACGATTATTATAAAAAATTAAAAGAACAACCAGATTTTAATAAAAATTTATATCAAAAAAAATTAAGTTTAAATCCAAATCATAATACTGATAAGTGGAGAGATGGAAGAGAGAGAGCATTAGAAAAAATTACTTGTGTGTGTGGAGCAATAACTTGTAGAAATGGAAAATCTAAACATCTAAGAACAAAAGCACATAAGGCTTGGATGGAAAAAGAAGATTTGTTATAAATTAAATTTTATTAAAATATATATTAATAAAATTTAAAACCAAAATAAGATGTAAATTAATTATGAATATACAGTATATTGATACTATATTACATTTTCCAATATTTTTATATTTTTATAAAAAAAATAAAGAATTTGGTAGATTATTTTTTTATATTGTTTTAAGTAGTTTATCATTTTATGAATTTATAGATAAAAAAATGTATTATTTTCAGTATAATGATTTAAATGAATATAATTATATTGGAGATAAATGTAGAATTTTAGTAACACAATATTTTTTGGTAGATATTTTTTTCGTTACAAATAAACCGATGTTATTTCATCATATATTGGTTTTATACGCATTAGGTATATCTTATATTTTAAATCAAGGTTATTATTTAACATTATATTTATCTTTAAATGAAATTTCAAGTATATTTCTAGCATTAAATATTTTAAAAATATTTCCAAAATATTCAAATTTATGCTTTATGATTACATTTTTTATTTTTAGAATTTTATTATTACCACTATTAACATATATTTATAATCATAATAATTTAGTATTTACAATATTATTATTAGATGATTGTTTACATGGTTATTGGGTAATAACTTTATCTAAAAAATTTCTAATTAAATAGCTACACCTTTTCGAGCTTTTTGAATATCATAAAATAATGGATTATTCTTAAATTTCTTTAAAATATCTTTGGAAAAACATTCTTGGTCTCTTGTTCCAAGTAAAAAAGTTACTATACTGAATTTTTTTCCTAAATTTCTTTTTAAAATATAAATATATATACTTGTTCCAATAATACTAATTAAGAAACTAATTACAAATAAGAAATTGTTAACACTTGTGTATTGTTCAATTAATTTATTATTTTCTTCATTAATTTCTTTATTTTCTTCTAATTTAGTTTTTAAATCACTAATATATAAATCAATTATATAAATCATACCAATTAAAAATATAGCACTCATAGTTATAATTGTTGGTGCTCTCATAATAAAAATAAACCAAAAATATAAAATAAAACTTTGAGAGATTCGCTCAGTTATATTTAATTTTTCTTGAACTAATCCTACAAAAAATAACATAATGAAAAATCCAATTATGTGTTTAACAAACATATATTCTTTCATAAAATTTCTTATACCACAAGAATAAATATCTCCTACATAATTTCCAGCAATAATAAATAAAAATATAGATAATTTGCTTACTATTTGTGAAAAACCAGTTAAAGATTCATAATTTATCATATTATATATAATAATAGATTTTTAATAATCAATAAAGAATTTCATGTTGTTTATATAAACAATGTTGTTTTTCAATATTACATAAAATATCAATTTTAAAAGGGTCTTTTTTTTCATTTTCTAAATTTTCGCTCGTTAATTCATTATAAATTTCATTTTGTTTTAAATCTTCACTATTTGCTATCCAAAATTTTATAATACAAAAATTTTTCTTTGGACTAATTGATATTCCATTAATATTATCTAAAATACTTTTATCATTTATTAAAGTTTCACCAATTAAATAATAATTTAATTTTTTCCAGACATCATAAACATAATCTGTTGTAATTTTATATGAAATACAACCTCCTTTACTATTATCTGGATCTTCCCAGATTGGTTTTATGTTATTTTTCATAATAAATAACATACATTTTTCAACTATTTCTTTATTAACACCTTCTATTAATGTAATACAATCTTCTAATGTATGAAATGTTGATACTTTTTTATAACTATTTATACTCCAATCTGTATCATATGGTAAATGTAACCATAATGTCCAATTATTATTTAAATCATGCATTATTATAATTTAAATAATATATTTAATATTGTTTATTTAAATGTTTTTATCTGATTCTTTTTTAGCATTATTATTCCATCTATGTTGCTGTTCTGCAGTTAAATTATTCCATTCATCATCAATTATTCTATTTATTGATGTTTCTGAATAAGTAGGATACTTTTCTTTTGTTTTTTGATATTTATTAAGTCTAAATAATAACTGACCATCTAATAAATAAGTTTCACTATATTTCTTTTCATATGATTCAAAATCTGTATTGTTACTTGTATTTTTACTTGTATATTTTCCTTTATTATAATTTGCATTATTAAAAGGATAATTTATATTTAAAAATGAAGATACCTGATATGTAAAGAAATTCTCTCCAAAAACATTAATTAATCTATCAACAATATTATATTTAATTGGATTATTAGATAAATCATATAAATCTTCTATAGGACTATTTAAATTGTAAACATCTTCTACTTTATCATAAAACTTGCGTCTATGACTATTTCTATCAATTCTCTCAACTGCATTGTACCTATCATAAAAATAAGCATATTTTTGCTGATTTAATAAATTAGCTCCACCTAAATAATTGCCTGAAGTATCAACATAGTTATCAGATAAATCTTTTCCTCTTAATTTTAGTTGAGATCTTAAATCTTTTTCATCTGGATCTGTTCCAAATACTTTTAATAATAAAGTAGAAATTAAAGTCATCATAATTATTGGTATAAAAACTAAAAACCAAGCAATTACTTTATATCCTAAATCACATAAAATATTCAATATAACTGAAAAAACAACCATTACAATAAATTTAATAAATGCATCATTTATAACACCTTTATATAAATCAATAAATATTTGTATTAGTGAAAAACCAATAAAAATTAGAGTTGGTGCACAATTATAAGATAAAATCATATTATATATTATAATAAGTGTATATAATATAATTTCCAATATTAATTAATTTCTAATTTGATGTTTTCACTTTTAGAATTTTCTACTAATTTAATTAATTTATCTAATTTTGAATTTATATTAGTTAAATTATTATCATCTTTTACTTCTACTTTTGTAAGTTCTTTTAAACTTGTACTGTTTATTTCATTTTCTAATTGTTTTATTTTTTCATCTTTCTCTCGTAAAAGTTTTGAAAATTGTTGTAATTGCTCTTGTTGTTTCTGCATAATTTGAACTATTTGTTGATTATTTAATTCAATATTTTGTCCATTTTGATTTAAAATAATTTTACCTTCTCCTTGTTCTTGTTGTCTTTGTTGATGTTCCATAGCCATTTTTCTTCGTTCTTCTTCGATTTCTTTAATTTGTTTTAATACGTCAGGTTTATTTTTTGGATGTCCTGGATCATAATTTGGTAATAATTTATCTATTGTATTCATATAAAATTCTTTCATTTCTGCTTCTTTTACAAATTCATCAACTGTTCTATTACATTCTTTTTGAAATTGATTTTGTCCATTTTCTAATAATTTTTTTTTATCAAATGTATTATGTATATGTGAAAATACTAAAATTGTTTTTTTTGGTTCTAATTGGACAAATGGAACACTATAATTCTTTAAAAATGCTTTCTCTTCTGCTAATGCTGCATGTTCTTCATAGCGGTGATCTTTTAATAATTCTCTCTTAAATGCAAATGTTCCAGCAGTTGCATGATTAGCACTATATGGACCAAACTGCCACATTTTTTGAATATGTTTAAACCAAATATAAATTTCACTTGCTCCAGCACATAACGCATTTGGATGACTTACTAACATATTTACTGCATGTGAAACTCTTTCTCTTGGGTAATAATCATCATCATCCATATATACTAAAATATCTCCAGATGATTTATCATGCATAATATTTCTTTTTTTTCCGAGGGGCATTTTTGTATCATATTTAAAGTATTTTACTTGAGGAATATCTTTTACCAAATCCTCTATTGGATCTGTTCCATCATCAATTATAATCCATTCCATTTTATCTGCTGGATAATCTTGATTTAAAAAATTCTTAATACACATATCCCAAAATGGACGTCTATTAAATGTTGGAGTGCAAATACTAACAAAAGGTAAATCACTTTTATCTTTGTTTTTTGATTTTTTTCCCATAATATATTTTTTACAATAATTATATTTATATAATTTTTTATAAATATAATTAAATACTAGTTTTCATTCCTTTAAAAGCTTTATAAACTATTATTAACATTAAAATTCCAGACATTATACCAGTTGTTGTTGGGTCTAATGAACGAGATGCTGAACCAATTACTCCTATACAAAATAATATCGTTAATAAATCAGCATGACTCTTTAATATACTGAAGCATTCTAATGGATTGCTTAGTGGTATATAAAGAAAATTAAATACTATACTTAAACTCATATATAGCATTGCAATTATTACCATAGTCAAACCAAGAATTAAATGAAATACTACTAAAAATGTTATTGGGAAAAACATTATTAAATTTTTTATTACATTAAATACTTTTGTGCTTAAACTCATTTCACTCAAAGGATAAAATAATTCTGGTCTAAATATTCTATAATAACTTGTTGGTATATTACATCTATCTAATGATGTTCCAAATAATTTTCTAGGAAAAATTGTTGCTAATGGTGCTGTAACAAATCCTAACATTACAATAACACCTGCTAAACCAACCACTCCTCCTAGAAGAAATCCTGGACCAAATAAAAAAACATCTGATTTTGTTAAATATGAAATAGCTGGCCATATCAACCCAGTTAAAAATAAAAACACTATATTACTTAATAATGGATTAAATTTAATTACTTTTTGATAAGCTGTCGATAATCTACTAAAAATAAAATTTAATACAACTCTTGCTAATAATATTGGAAATAAGAAAAAAAAGCTTATTGTTTTTGCTAATACTAATATAAATTCACTTTTAATATTATTTGCAGCAAAATCAGCTATGTTATATGGTATTGGTTTTTCACCATATATTGTAGTATCGTATGCTAATGTTATGCATTTTGCACCTGCATGTTCGTATGCAGCAAAGTTACTAATAATTCCTTGACTTTTAGCACCACCACTTTGACCTGTTTTACTTTGAGAACAAGCCTGATATGGATAATAACAAATATTATTTGGAAACATATAATCAACTAAACTTATTTTTTCTGTTTTTCCAATATTAGCACATTTACTTTTATAATATATACATTCTATCGAATTACCATAACGTAGCCAAAATTCATAACAAGTTCCAATTATTGCTGTTACCAATAATGATACAATTGAAACTAATATTAATTTAAAAAATTTTGTAATATTATTTGTATCATCAAATAAAGTATTATATAAAGTTTGCACTTCTTCTTTATGACACATATTTCCTACTTTTCCATTTAGTCCTAAAAATTTTAATCCTGTATTATTATCACTAGTTAAACATTCAGAATTTTCATTTTCATTATAACAACATCCTTCAGTCTCTTCTCCATTAAAAAACTCTGCACTACATTTTACTGCAGTTTTTTGCCACTTTTTATAGTCATCAGGATTATCTTCTCTCCATTTTTTAAAATCAATATTACCAGTATTCATATCTATATATGATCGTGCACTTCTTGGAATACAACCTGTAGAATCTTTATATTTATCAATATCTTCTTTGAATAATTTTCTAGACATTATATTAATATATGTATTTATAATAAAATAAAAGAATTTAAAAATTTATTCTAAATTTAATTATA